CTTAATGATAGTAGAAAGATGTCCCAATATACTTCTACTATGATAGGTATGATGGGTTAATATAATTAAGATAGAGTAGAGTACTATATAGTACTCTACTCTATCTATATTTAGCTATTGTTTAGGTTGTAAGGGATAATTTCATTGTCCCTTAGGTTTCTGATTAGCACTCATGAACCTTTGTAATATCTTCTCTACTTGTTCTAGTTTGATCTCTAGCGTTCTATATCTTACAGATTGTTCTTCGTATAGTACTCTCCAAGATTTATTATAAGATCTAGCTTGATTAGCCATCATCTTCTTATAGTTATTATAGTCAGTATCTGATATAAGTACTGTAGGACCACCAGGCTGCTCTGTCATATCTGGTTTAATACTTATAGTATCATGTACCATAGTAGCTATATTTTCATATAGAGTATCTAAGTTAATGTTATCAGGTACTAGACCTAAACTTAATGTAATAAGTCTCTCTGTAGCTGTATAGCCTATAATAGCAGGCATCTCTTTAATTCTATCTGCAGGTACATATAGAAACTGTTGATCGTCTATAGCTAGTGTTATAATAGGTACATCACCTTCTAGATCTTCTATAAAGTCATCTTTAGTTAAACCGTGTTTAATATAGATGTTATTAAGAGGATCTAAACCATCATCGTGAAACGATTTAATCTTACGTATCTCTACTACTTCATACTCTTTTTTATTTATATCTGGATCATCAGCATACGGAGCATGAAATATGAATACTCCTCTAGTGTTAATAGGAGGGACTGTATATTTCATATTGAACTTCCTTAGGTATATTATAAATCAGCGATTGATTAGCTTATAAAGAAAAAAAAAATAAATGTATTAGAGACTATAGATCCAATATAGGATCTATAGTCTGTTAGTCGAAACTAAGCAGCTATTTGTACTTGAGACTTTAATTGTTTCAAATACAACTCTAGTTGAGGTATCATAAACTTATAATACCTGTCTAGATAGTCAAAGTTTCCACTATACAGATCTACTTTACGGTAGATCTCTACGATTCTATTAATCTCTCTCAGAGTGGCATCGGGCACTCTACCAAGATAATATCCGATGTCTGATAGTAGATTAAAGAATCTATCATGTCTAGACATGATAACCTCCTTTCCGCTAGTATACTGCTAATATACTAGCTAAATTAAAATAGAGTAGATAGAAGCCTAGGCTTCTATCTACTCTATATATATACTATATAACTGTTTTCTACTCACTTTGATCCTAACTAAATATAACTACAGATAGATACTTTAGTAGTATCTATCTGTAGTATAATACTATTTTACTATTTCATTAGTTATATTAGCTATAGCATCTAATGATTCTCTACCTAAGCTAGTATCTATCTTAGGGTTTAAATGTATCATCTTAGCGCTATCTATAATATCACCTTCTGTACTAAATCTTATAAGACTACCTTTAGTCTCTATAACTACATGCTCTTTAAACTTAATATAGACAGAGCCATCTTCGTTAGTTCTTACACTATCTATACTATCTAGTAGCATATTTAGTTTATCTTCTTTAGATTGTGCTATAGCAGGTACTTCATAACGTTTAGTAGTTATAATAGCACTTACTTCTTTATTAACATTATTCAGTATTCTATTATCTGTTTTAGGTTTGTCTAGTCGCATATTACATTCCCACTTCCTGTTACTAATATACCACCACAATTAACAGCATCTCCTATTCTAACTACTCCTCTACCATTACAAGTTACATCTGTAGATGCTACTGCAGATGCTCTACTGTGTACTGGAGAAGGTGAAGGTGATATATCTGTTAATCTTACTACTGGTGGCATAGCTATTCAAACTCCTTCTTTAGTTCTTCTAATGTATCATAGGTATATTTCTTACCATTCCTATAGATACTATGTTTTACTATCTCATCTCCTACTATAGTAAAATTGCTTAGTAGGTATGCTTCTAGAAACAACTGTGTATCTATGTTATTATTCCTAATAACTAATATATCTACATCACTACTTACAGTTTCTTCTTTAAACTTAGCTACAGTACCTTCTACTTCTAATAGAGTTTCTAATTGTGTCTTATATTGTTCAAATGTAGCTTCTAAGTATAGTGGTTTTAACACAGCTAATGTAGGTAGTTCATTACCATCTTTATCTACTAAAGATTCTACCTCCCAAGTACGATACTTATGTGTTACTGTAAACTGAAAATCATATGTAGCATCTCTAAACCTACCTATAGATTGCCAGTTACTACCATCTAGTTTTATCTTCTCTTTAGGATATATATTATCTTTAGTAGCATCTTGAAAGTTAAACGTAAGTACTTTACCAGTTATTACTCCATTGTTATCTATCTTAAGTTCATTAGGTATATTACCAGATAGACTCCACTCTATAGTTTCTTTAAATAACTTAGTTTCACTATGTTCTATAGTATGTTTAAAGTAATGAGTTTCCCATGGATTTATAGCGTGGTATAGACCAGATTGATTAGTTATTCTACCAGTTGATGTTATAGTAGACTCCATATCTTGTATCCTAATTAAGCTTGATAAGAGGAGCATTCATAGTCATAGTTCCACCAGATTTACAAGTAGATGTACCAGATGAAGATAGGTTATAAGCTCCACCTACTTGTGTAGTTTTATTACCAGATACGTTACCAGTTTGGTTACCACCTATAGTCTCTTTATCTTCAGCTCCTATCTCTACAGTTCTATTAGACCCTATTTTATGTGTATAGTTCTGTCCTGTAGTTATAGTAAGATCTCTATCATGGTTTATAACTATATCGTTATTGATTCTTATATTAAGTATACCATCTACAGATTTAAGTTCTGTATAGTTACCTTGTTGGTCTACTAGTGTTACTATACCGTCTGCTGTATTAAATATAAGATCATACCAGCTAGCTTCACCATCATTATTAGCAGTATGAAATACTACTTCTTTATTTCTAGTATCTACTAACATATAGTATTGCTCTTCTCCAGAAGGTTGATTAGGTTTAGCATCATCCTTATTAGAGAACCCATATATAACTTTTTCTCTCTTACGTATATTAGTACTTATAGAAGCCCAATAGTATTCATCATTACCAGCATACTGAAATAGATGTACCATCTCTCCTATAGTAACATCTGGTGCTGTGATTCTATTAGAGTTATATAGATTCAACCACTTAGCAGTTACAGATTTACCTTTCTCTACTTGTAAAGATGTAGTCTTACCAGACATATTTACATTATTAAGAGATTTCTTCTCTTTTTCGTTATAGTCACCTTCTAAGGTAGGCATAGATTCTACCATAGTTACTTCTATACTATAACCATCTTCAAGTTTATCTTTAACTACTTGACCCATACCTACCATTTTATAATTTGTATTTAAACTATCCATATCTCTAATATCCTAACTCTGAAATTAACACATCTGAAGATTTATAGAATCCTAGTGCTTCTAATACAACATACATCATACCACAGTTATCTTTTACTATACGTTTATAGTTAACACAGTTAAAAATCTCATCTGGTAAACCTTTACCTTCTATAAGACTCATAGGCGGTCTAAATGTACCTATATTCTTCTTACCATACTTCTTAAGAAATACTCTAAACCTATTAGCTAACTCTTGATCTTCTAAAGACTCTAAGTAACTATTCATTCTAGCTTCTGTATCTAAGTTAGTAGGTACTTTAACTACGTTATAAGTAGGTTCACCAGGATAGCCATATTTATCCGAAAATACCTCTTTCCATAGTAAGTGATGTATATAAGGAGATTTCTCAGGAGCATCTTTATAAGATGTAGGATCTTTTATCTTATCAGTACCAAGTACATCTGTACTACCTGTTTTAATCTTAGCTATAATCTCTCTTTCTATATCAGCTACTCTTTTTACATAACTATATAGATCTAGTTTCTTATGTTCCCTTAATGTAGCACGTATCTCGTCCATCATACCATGTCCAGCATTTCTGTATTCTGCAGATATACTAGAAGCTAATAAGTGTACACCTTTGATCTCAGCTTTAGGTTCTCTAAGTACATTACCTTCTTTTATAGATACATCTGCAAAGTAGTGTTTACTAGCATTCATAGTTACGAAACTATTCCACATGAACTCATTTTTCATCTTCAGTGTTTCAAACTTACTCTTATCTAAGTTCATATTACCAGATAGTGTTTTAATATAATGGTCCATAGTCTGGGTAGCTATTGTCATCATCGTAGATGCTACACCTATAGGATCTCTATCTTCTCCGTTACAGTTATCTTTATACCAACGAGTCCAATCGTCATAGGTAGCACAAGTACTATCTGTATCTGACAGTACTATACACTTTCTCATAAGCTCTTTTATATAAGCTATATTGATAGGACCTACTTTAGTAATAAGTAAAGCTTGTATTAGATCTTTATACTCTGTAAGACCTTCTGCCACATATTTAGCAGTAGAAGCTAGTAGATCTAGTAGTTCACTACCTACCATCTTATCATACTCTATAACTTTACCTTTAATAGCATCTTGACAGATATTATGTACATGTGACTGTACACCTTCTTGTACATTCTCTATATCTTCTAGTTCAGTCTCTGGTGTAGTATAACCTGTCTTAGTAGAACTAAGTCTAGCTATAAGTTTAACCATAATATCTTTATTCAATCTTCTAAAGTTAAGTAGGTCATTTGTATAGAGCACTGCAGCTAGTTCTAGTTTACTTAGTTTACTTAAGTACTCTCTAATGTAATCTAATTTAGCTGGTATATTCCAAAAGTTTTCAGTACTCTCTTTAACCATAAGCATAACATCAGATACTTCTGGATATACTATACCATATTTATCTATTACTTTCTGTAGAGCTTCTAGATCAGCATTAGCTAGTACACTAGATATATAGTTCAATACGGTATCTGGATCTCTAAATATCTTATTACCAGATATAATAGATTCAGTTACTGCATTACCTATAGAACTAACACATCTAGTTACTGATGTAAGTGTATAGTGTGCTGATGGATTATATAGTATAGTACTCTTACTAGCATATGCTCCAGATAGAGAGTTATTAAATATCTTTCTAGTCTTTTGCATATTATCGTAGTACATAGCTTTGTCTTTATCACCAGTTTGTGTATAATAGAATAGCTTCTTCTTATCTTCTTTTCTAGCTTTAATATTAACGCTAATAAACTCTGCATGTAGAGATTTCTTAATACTAGGATGTACATAAGCTGTAAATGATGGTACTAGTACATTATGTTCATCTTGTACAGATTTTATATAACTAAGTAGTGGTTCTGTATCTATAAACATATCTCCATTTTCAGCTCTATGGTTAAACTTAACTATAGGATTTTTAATAGGATATGATTTAAGTACAGCTATTACTTTCTTTCTAGCTTCTTCTACTGGTATACCTTTAGATTTACTAATAAATATGCTTGCTTGTTTAATATATTCAGACTGTGGATCTAATCTATTTAAGTATTCTTCAGTCTGTTTCTTAAATACTAATTTATCTACCATAACGTATTACCTTCTATTCTGTTCTTTAACGTCTACTAAATCTTAAAAAATAATAATAATAGTAACTAGAACCGTAAGGTTCTAGTTACTACGTTCTCCATATCAAAAATCTAATCTAAATTGGATTTTATCATACTAATATATATCTATATTTTTTTATATTCTATTTTACAACCGTAGTAGCCTAACTCTGTTAACTTAGCTGCTACTATGTTAATATCTTCTGTATTAGCATTAGGTATCTCTATCATTAGCTTAAGTTGTTCAACTTCTTGTAAGCTATCCATATCTATATACTCTAATGGTATCAATACAGTATTCTTATTAACAGCTTCAAATAGTATATAAGTAAGATCTTCTATAGCGTAATCTTGTTTAAGGTATCTCTTAACTTTCTCGTGTAGAGTATGTATATCTCTATATGTCATAGCTCTATCTGCTGTTAATATACCTAATACTTTCATACTTCTATAGCTGCCACCTAGTTCAGTTGGAGCTAGTGTTACAAAATCATATCTCTTGTGTAACTGTACCATCTTCTATAGCCTCTCTATTTGCGATATTCATATTAAGAGTATCATAATTAACCAGTGAAATATTCTGTACTGGTATATGATAGGTTAGTATCATACTACCATACTCTTCTATAAGTTCACGCAAAAGAATACTTATAGCTTCTAGCTCTAATCCATTGGTATTCATATAGACATGTTTACCAATCTCTGCTATCTTACTATTAATATAGTTATATTCTAGATCACCTTGTATAAACCTTGCTGATAGCTCTACTATATCTTCTAGTATACTATATATACTAGCTTTATTACTAGTAGGCTCTAATGCTTCTATAAGCATACTTAGTTTACCTATTACAGGTAATCTTATAAGATCAATACTCTGTACCATTTACTACCTCCTGATCGAAACATACCATTATAGATTGTTCTAAAGTACCATCTGGACTATCTATACTAAGTAGATCGTCCATAGTAAGACAAGCTACTGATACACTTATTATATCAGTACCCCATGTCCACCTTACTGGTAAATAACCACAACCTATACCAGTCTTAACATTACTACCAGTCATAAACTCTTCATCGTTATATTTTATATTATACATACCTAATAACCTAAGTAAGTAATTAGACATCTCTTCAAATACTCCACTTACATAGAGTTGATCTAATTCATCTTCTAATATAAGATCAGAGTTAAATGGTATCTCATTAGCTCTTATGTAGCTAGATATATTTTGTATATCCATTTGTATAGGAAAGAAATAGTTACCACTATAACTAGTATCTGTATACTCCATTAGATTCTTATAACTATAGTTAGTTATAAGGTAATCTACT